TGAACTCGCACACCACACTGAATACGGCCTGTCGTTTGTAACTCTAAACTGCCAGCCTCATTAGTGGCTGCTGGGGTCCATACTGTGTTGTTTTCCCTATCAGACCATTGCACCAAACGAGGATTGCCGCCAGCACCAAGGCACATTAAGAACCTTTCTTCCGTCACTAAAATAGAGCGATTATTAACGGGTGCATTGGCTACTACTGCGGCTTTTGTTGACGGGTTCAGTTGCCACTGATAAACCTTTCCATCTTTGCTTGAACAAGCCACTAGAAATTGCCCGAATGAATCCATCGACCAAGTAGTTGCTGGCGTTATGGTCACAGATTCTTGTCGCGGTGTACCGTAATATTCACGCCCGTAAAATGCTGTACCAAATCCCACAGGGTTAAGCGCGTTCTCACTTCCAGCCGTTAGGCCAACTGGTGTAATGTCATACCGGACGCCTGCGGCATTGTAAGCGTATAATTTATTGAAACTACCTGCTGCAATCCAGCGATCAGCATTATTAGCAATCCAAGAGTGCATACCACGCACTTGCCCTGCACTAGCGGTATCGCTGCGAGTACGCCAGCCACCAATGGGCCGCAATGTATTATCAAACCAGCGCACCAGGTTTGAATCACGCCACCGACCCTGCGATTGCAAGTCAGTGCCGTTTCGGTAAACGCCTGCTGGCAAATCTAGTGGAATTAACGCCATTATTTTTTAACCTTTTTCTTAACTGGCTTTGCTGTCTTAGCGGCTTGTTTAAAATCATTGGCTGTGGGCCTGCCTTTAGCCCCTGCTTTCTTCATGGTTTCGCCAGAGCCAGCTTTAATGCGCTTATTTTTTGCAGCAATGTTTCTGTAAAGGCTCATGCTAATTCCTCACCATTTCGTTTTTGCTGACCAAAATGCCGCATTAGTCTTGCCTTTGGCTATGTTTTTAGCGTGACGCGCTCTAAACGCATCATTCCTAGCTGTTCCTTTAGGGCTACCTGTCGCACCTTCTTGACCAAATCTAATCATGCGGTCTTTACCATCGTCTTTGATTAGAACAACGTGAGACTTACCACCTTTGACACTAGCCTTGGGCTTGTTGTAGCCTGCGAACTTTTCACCGCGATAAGTTATAGGCATGTTTATTCCTTTAAGCAGCAGCAGCCGTCATAGCTGTCATGTCTTCTGTAGTCCAGTAATCCTGAGCAAGCATAAGAACTAAATGCTCTTTGTTACGTGCTAGACAATTTACCCAATCAGCGTCTTCCATACCTTCTGGCTTACCTGCATTGATTAGGGCTACTGAGTCACCACAGGCTGCATAGTGTGCTGCGATTTCTACTGCTGTTAATTCATCCATCTTTTTATGCCTCTAGTGCTGTTAAACGTGCAGCGAGTGCTGCGTTTTGAGTTGATAATTCTTGGATTGCTTTGACCATTGACCAGAAGATTGGGTCTGTTTGTACTTGCTTTTGCCCACCTTCACCTTCTGACACTGACTCTGGCAATACTGCTTCTATTTCTTGCGCTATAACTCCAACTTGTAATCCTGTAGCGTCACAACCCGTTAAACCTTCAACAGTTATTTCTTCTTCTGTTCTGTAGTTAAAATTACGAACTTGAAGGGCATTAATCTTTGCTAAACCATTCGGGCTATCAACAATGTTTTTCTTGATTCTTTCGTCAGAAGTTTGTGTCCATGTAGTTGCGTTGTTACCTTGCCTGCAAGCACCATTACTATCTCCAAAGATCCAAGTAGCAGCGTTAGAGGGGCCAGTGTTACTTCGTGCTATAAATAACAAATTGCTAGAAGTTACTCCGTCATGCCCTGCATTATAACCAATACATATGTTGCCGCTCCCTGTTGTTCGTGTAGTACCAGCACTTTCACCTATAAAAGTATTACTCGTACCTGTAGTTAGAGCAGCTCCAGCAAAAGCACCATAGCCACAGTTTTTTTGGCCTGTGGTAGTAGCTCCTAAAGCAGACTTACCAAAAGCTGCGTTTCTTTGGCCTGTAGTGTTAGCATAGCCAGCCTCTGTACCCATAAAAGTATTATTAGAGCCTGTTGACAAGTCATGCCCAGCAGTAAAACCAATTACAACATTGTTAGAAGCCGTTGTTGCTGACACCGCAGCATGATAGCCCATTGCTACGTTTGACTGTCCCGTAGTGTTAGTTCCTAATGAGTTGATACCAACAGCAGTGTTGTTTGCACCTGTAGTATTAGCTGTTAAAGCCGATCTCCCTATGGCAGTGTTGCCTGAAGCTGTAGTGTTTGCGTCTAAAGCAGCATATCCTACAGCCACATTGTCACCACCTGTTGTGTTAGACCCTAACGAAAAATAACCTAATCCTGTGTTATTACCACCCGTAGTGTTAGCTAGCAACGATTCTGTTCCAAGAGCAGTGTTTTGTGTACCTGTAGTGTTAGCACCTAATGCACTTAAACCAACAGCAACATTGTTACTAGCGGTGGTATTTGCACTTAGAGAAGCATATCCAAGAGCGGTGTTATTAGCACCTGTAGTGTTAGCACCTAAGTTGCCACCAGCACCTACTGATACATTGTTAGAGCCTGTGGTAATAACCCGCGATGCAAGGTAACCAAATGCCGTATTGTTGTCACCTGTAGTAATAGCAGTTCCAGCGTTAGTACCTACTAGTGTGTTGTTATCACCCCCAGAAGTAATACTGTCACCAGCAGTAGATCCAGCCACAAAGTTGTTGTTACCTGCTGTGACAGAAGTAATGCCCTTAGTTGCAATGTTACCTGTAAACGTAGCACCAGTAGTGGTTATAAGATTACCACCGCCTGTAGGTAGGTTAACTGTCTCGTTATTGGAGGTAGTGGAATCTAATGTTACACCACCGCCTGCGGTATTTTTAATTGTAATTGGCATGATATTTCCTTAAAGAATGACCCACGTTGAACCGTTTGTTACTGTAACAGTATAACTCGCGTTTACAGTAACAGGGCCTACGGTAGACCCGTTTTCGTTACCTGCGAATGTAATGTTTTCGGCTATCACCTTTGCATTAGTGCGTATAACAGAATTTGTTCCAAGTGAAGGACCTCCTCCGTTAGCATCGACGTAAGCTTTAATGGATTGTTGAGTGGCTAACGCCGTGGCGCTGTTGCCTGACATGTTGTCTTGATCAAGAATGTCCGTAATGCTAACCGAACCTGTGCCCGACAAAGAATTAAACTCAACTGCTCCCGCCACGTCTAACGTGCCTGCAATAATTAAACTATCTGCACTCTCGTCCCAAAGAAGAGACTTGCCCGAGGTAGCACCAAAGAACTTAACGTCATAACCCGTGTCGTTAACACCTACTGTAACAGTAGAGTCAATTTGAACAGCACCATCAATGTCTACTGCTCCACTAATGTCTAAAGTCGCTGCGTCCAACTCCCCAGTTATAGTAAGATTACGAACGCCTGTGTAGTCTTTATTCGCATCTAGTATGACAGCCTTAGAAGCTACAGCCGTACCAATAGCTGTGGAGCCAATGTCTAAAGCATTGATTTCAGCTACTACTACCGTTGCACCGTCAAGAATGTTTAACTCTGCCGCAGTACTTGTAACCCCATCAAGGATGTTTAACTCTGCAGTAGTAGCTGTAACCCCGTCAAGAATGTTTAACTCGGTGGCCGTTGAAGTTACTGCCACGTTTTCATTAATTTTAGGAGAGGTTAAAGTTTTGTTTGTTAGTGTGTCAGTAGATACGCGTGACAATAAAGTTGAGTTAGCGCCCGCGGGCAACATGAGCGTATTGGTTACAGAAGCGGAGTGAGGTTGGCCAAATACTTTTTGACCGTGACTGTTACTCTCGCAGTTGAATACAATCGCACCTGAATTATTATTACCTCGTACAACTACAGTACCTGTGCCGTTAGGCGCTAGATCAATAGTAGCATTAGACGTTGTAACAATGTCTTTGCCGTTCATGTCTAGGTTTCCACCTAATTGTGGAGAGGTATCGTCTACCACAGCAGATAAATCGCCGCTTGAGCCTGTGCCTGCAATAACAGTTGCTCGAGTCATCTTTTTAAGATTACCGCCCGAAGCATCTATAGCTATAAAAAGGTCGTCCGCTGCAGCGGTGCTAATCTCTACTAAAGACGCTACCGCCGTGGGGTTAAAATTTGTGCCATCAGCAACAAGAAGCATTCCTGCCGTGTTGGTTCCCATAACCAGATCATCGCCAGTTATAGTAAGGTCACCACCTACTATTAAGTTACCTGATACATCGGCTGCACCATTAACATCTAACGTACCCGTAACAACTAGGGTATCAGCACTCTCGTCCCAAAGAAGAGACTTGCCCGAAGTAGCGCCAAAGAACTTAACATCATACCCCGTGTCGTTAACACCTACCGTTACGGTGCCATCAGCTTGAATAGCGGCGTTAATGTCCAAAGTGGTTGCAGCAAGTTGGATCTCAGTGTCTGCAACAATGTCTAACTGACCATCAGCACTTGAGTTAATAAAAATCCCTGAGTCTCGGAATTGTATTTTTTGATTGGTCGTAGTGGTGTTGCCGTTATTCAATACTTCAGCTAGATTGCCGCCCGTATTTGCGTCAACATAGGCTTTAATAGATTGTTGCGTGGCCAATGCAGTGGCACTATTGCCCGACATATTATCTTGATCAAGAATGTCTGTTATTGCTACGGACCCAGTGCCCGATAAAGAGTTAAACTCAACTAAGCCCGCGACATTAATTCCGTCAACAGCCAGATTTGAGTAAACGTTAACGGCCTTCGCACCTGAACCACCGCCATCAAACTTAACGAGCACATCGGTACCCGCGGCAATTTCAAGATCATTGCTTGTGTTGTATGTGCCTTGGAAAATAAATATGGATCGACTACCCGTTAAGCTGTTGCGTATAAAGCATAGTTTTTCAGCGTCATTAGGGGTAAGTGTTACATAAACAGACGCGCCTAAATCTCCACCGTCTGCAAATTCAATGTATTTGTTACGTCCAGTAGAAGAAGCGCCGTTGGTAATAGCTATTGTATTAGGTGAGCCTGACGAGCCCGCAGAAGATAAAGTTATTACGACTGCACCGTTAATAGCCTCGTCTAAAATATTAGAGTTGTCATTAACCGTTTCGCCCCACGTTCCAGATTGTTCACCAGTAGCTGGTTTCTCAATACCGAGGTTGACTGTATATGTACTAGGCATTTTTAATTCCTCACGGTACTATGTTTGTCCAGCTTGGGTTTTGAATAGGCACAATACTCATCCAGATTTGTCCCACGCTTGCTGTGGCGGATACTCCCGTTACTGCAACGTTCATTATGCAATCCTAATAATAGCAGTGGCGGCATCAGCCGTTGGGAACACTACGGTGAAATTCCCAGAGTTTACAACCTTGTCAGACCCGAAATCTAAAACCAATATGGCGGGTTTGGTTAGAGATATTGAAGTAGTGTTGGGCGTGTTGTTATAAATTAACGCGCCTCTAGCCGTAATCGTAGAGTTTGCCCACGTTTCGTCTATAAAATCAGTCAACGCCGTAGTTGCAGAAGACGTAGGATCTACCGCAGTTAAATTTTCGCCTCCTGCAGTATACCCTGTGCCACTTACTTCATTAGTGGTTGCATACGCAGTGGTGTCTGCATTCATCGTAGCAGAGCTTGTATAAAGTGCTATCTTAAACACATCACCGCTTGAAGCGTCAAAGTCATGAGCACCGTACATTAATTCTTTCTTAAAACTGGTGCACATGTAGTTTCCTGTAAAAGCCATGTCACAGTCTCCTTATATAGTTAGCAAGCTCTAATTGTCCTGCTTCGGTTAACGCGTTATGCATCGTAGTTCTATCTGATTTGATAGCTTCGTGCATGTAAAATTCTAATGTTTTAAGCAGTTGCCCACGAAAGGCATGAGCTTGGGCCCTAATAGCAGGGTTTGCGTCATCTGAAATGGCGATAATCTTATTCGCACACCGTTCCGCAATTTCCTCTGGAGTAAAACCTCTTCCACTGGTGGTGTGTACTTCCACCGAGTTTGTGTTCATCTGTAGGGCTGCATTACTCATTGTTTAGGCCTTATAAGTTGTCCAGTGCGGTATTCATCGGTCACTTCTTTGGCTTCGCCTAGTAATTTCAAACCGCCAATGGCTTCGGTAAACCGTTTGTCGTACATGGCCATCATGTCGGGTTCACCCTTCATATAAATGTATGCTTCTATCAAGCACCCATAAAGTAAAGCGATTTCAGCGTTTGTACTAAGCCATGTTACGCCACTATCGGCCCCCGCGGTCAAACTTGCAGGACGATAAAAATAATGTAGCTCTACGCTGTACGCACTATTCGGGGTTGGACCCAAGATAAAGTTATTAATATCAAAAGTAGCGTAAAATCGCGGGTCTCCAGCCGTAGCCGAAATAGGATTAAAGGTCTGAACAAAATCAGGCTCTTTAAAGTCTAAGAAAACGTGATTGTTTGTGCTGTCTACATAAGATAAAGAAAAAGGAGCTAAGAAATCACTAGGTGCCGCTAAAAACTTGTCATTCAGAGTCATGGCACCGCTTACATTCTTTCTAAACAGGCTTAACTGAACACTTTTAAGGATTCTTTCCTCTGCTTGACGAATAAATAACGGCAAATTGCTTACAAAAGACGTTTCATCGTTCTCTGTATAGTCTCTAATAGCTTGTTTTAGCTGATCCAATGTAAAACTCATGTAGTCACCGTCACTGTTCCAACCGAACCTGTTGATATAAGGCGGTTAGGGGGGCTGTAATCGTTATCTGCCCACCCACCTACTGGATCAAAACTCCATTGAATATTGCGTTGTACGGCAAGATTCGTTTCAGGACGGGCATTCTGCAAAGCTTGTGGATCAGAAACCTTACGAAAAGGCCCTAATTGAGGCTGCTTAGGATCAAATTCGTCAGGACCCACCAATAACCCGTTCCATTCTTTCCTCATTACCCTATAAGGATAACGAAAGCCCGAACGGTCCGAGATGGCGTATGCTTTTTTTCCAGACGCAAACTTACCCATTGTCAAACTCTCCTGTATACAGGGGTCACGTTAAAGGACGAACGGTCCCTATCTTCTACAGCAGCCCTTTCAAACTCTTCTTCGTATAGGGCTTTAAGCATTTCAACACGGTTTGGAGCACGTTTTAAAGCAAGGTAATAAGCTAAACCTGCCGCTAAACAAGGGTAAAACCTAAAAGGTAAGTCCATCGTGTTAGTGTATATGTCCGCATCATCCATTCGGGTTAAAGCGTCATAGTACACAACATCAGTGCTGTTATCAGGCACAGGCCAAAGCTTTAAGTTAGGCGTAACTTGCCTATCCAAGAAGAATTGATTAACTCTACCTTTTGTTGCCTTGTTGGGTATACTTAAATAACCATCTCGGCTTAAACGAATCAACGAGTAATCAGTTCCAGATCGTTGCACAACGACAGATAAAATATCAATTACATCCGCGGTTAAAGGGTAGTTACCTGTACCGTCAACCATTGCAACAGTACGCTGCTTAATGGTCCACTGGTTAAGGCCACGGTTAGCCCAGTCTGCAAGCAAAAGGTTTAAAGACCTCTTGGCAGATTTTAAGTCATAACCTGTTCGGACCTCTAGCCCACATCGCTCAAATGCCTCTTCGACATATTCTGCAACGTCTAACTCAAAGTCTTTACTTTCAGATGTAGCCATAGCTTTTACCTACGCAGTGCGTGTCTTTCTCTTAACGGGTTTAGCCGTTTTAGCTGATGCTACAAACGCTTTTTTAGTTGGGGCACCGGGTGACCCAACCTTGCGCATTGTCTCCTTCGACCCTGCTGCAATTCGCTTTTTCTTAGCGTGGATGTTGGCATAAAGCCCTTTTGCAGGCATTACTTAGGACCTCGTCCTTTGAGTTTACCTGTGCTGGGCATCATTTCTTTCATTCTTTCAACGTCTGCTCTAGAAAACTTATTGCTTTTAGATAACGCTGAAGCGCCTAGTTGCCTAACAAGTTTTTTTATTGCACCCGCGGATAACCCACCCGCTAAGGAACTTGCTGTTGCGCCGCCGCCGCTTGCTGCTGAACCTACAGCACCACCTTTTTTCATAGCAACAGGTTCTTTCATAGCAACCATACCGCCGCCACGCATACGCTTAACAGGTTTCTTTGCTG